AGTGTAGTCATCATTTCAAAATCTATTTAAGCGAATAGCGTAAGGCGGTGCTTATTCGGCAAGGAGAGTATGAACATGAAGATCAGGGATTCTTTATCTGTAGAAACAACGAAGCAATTAAAGCGCATTGCTCCTGGTTCTAATCGAAAGAAGAAGAGCAATGCTGATCCGATAACAAAGCGAGATTGGGAAGAAATCATGGGAACGAGACGCGAAACGTATCAACGACAAGGCGGCCGGGTCCGAAGAAAACGCTGATTTGATGGGAACAGTCGTCTTTTGGGTGTGCGCGAAACGTATCAACGACAAGGCGGCCGGATCCGAAGAAAACGATGATTTGATGGGAACAGTCGTCTTTTGGGTGTATGGCTGCAGATGCTTTGGTGAGGGATAGGAGCGCAAAAATATAAAAAGGGAGATGATGAGCATGGCATCAAAATTTGGTGTATCTGCTAATCCAAAAAAAGCGAATCACATTTTAGGAAAGGACAAGGTTGTGGTTGTTGCGATGGATTTGGCGTATCTGCGAATCCAACAAAAGCAAATCATAAAATCGGAGAGGATAAGGTCGTACGAATTGCGGTGCAAAACCACAACGACTTTAGTGCTGGTCCAAACCTTATTCCTCAACGTAAGGAAGGTGGCAAGTGGGTAACACTTAAAACGAACAGCCCAAACCCACTCAACCCAGGTGAAAAACTTTATGATCAATTTGACATCAAGGAATCATTTGGGAACAAAAAAGGTACTTATCGCTTTAGGGTAGATGTAGAACGCTACGACAAAAAGGGCAATCATGTTGCAACCCTTGGGACATTCTACACTAGCGAATTTTACATTAAGTAAGCAGCTGATGCCGCCTTTAGGGCGGCATCATTTGTTTTTATAGGAGGAAACAGCGATGAATATCAAAACAATCCCCGTACATAAAATTAATCCTGCACCATATAATCCCCGCATCGATCTGCAGCCAGGAGATCACGAGTACGATTCACTAAAACAATCCATAGATAAGTTTGGATACGTTGATCCGCTAATCTGGAATGAACGGACAGGTCACCTTGTAGGCGGTCATCAACGTTTCAAAGTATTGATGGAAGATAAACCGTCTGAAATTCTGGTATCAGTGGTTTCTTTAAATGACCAGGATGAAAAGGCCCTAAACGTAGCATTAAACAAAATCAGTGGCCATTGGGATGAAAACAAACTTGAAAAACTTTTAACAGAACTAAAGGATAACAATCTTGATCTAGAAACTATTGGATTTACTGAAGAAGAATATGAAGATCTTATAGACAGTGTTTCTATTGAGAATGAAATTGTGGTTGTTGAGGAAGATAATTTTGATGTGCAAGAGGCACTAGACAATATAAAAGAACCAGAAACAAAGTATGGGGATGTATGGCGGCTTGGCCGGCATACCCTAGTGTGTGGAGACGCGACAAAGATAGAGGATGTTGACCGATTGATGTCTGGCCATAAAGCAGATCTAGTCATAACTGATCCACCTTATAATGTAGCGGTGAAAAGTGATAGTAAAAAGTTAAATGATGATGGCCATGCATCAATATTAAACGATTCTATGGATGATGGTCAGTTTGATTTATTTTTAAGAGAAGTGTTCCTGAATTATTCAAGAATCATGAACGAAAAGGCAGCTATATATGTTTTTCATGCTGCTTCCTATCAACGCGCTTTTGAGAATGAGATGCGTCACGCAGATATTGATATAAGATCACAGTGTATTTGGGTAAAAAACTCACCGACATTCGGATGGGCGCAATATAAATACATGCACGAACCGGTTTTCTATGCATTCAAAAAAGGCTATTCACCTAATTGGTATGGAGATAGAAAACAAGTTACTGTTTGGAGAGCTGATACCTCTGAAGAAGGAGAACCAGCAACAATTTGGGAAGTTTCCCGCGGTGATACTACAAAATATGTTCATCCTACACAGAAGCCGCTTGATCTTATTAATATTCCCCTAAGTAATAGCAGTAAAAAAGGTGATAGAGTAGTGGATTTCTTTGGGGGAAGCGGGTCGACTCTTATGACATGTGAGCAAACTGATAGAGAGGCCCTTCTTTTGGAGCTCGATCCGTATTTTTGCGATGTAATTAAAAAGAGATTCGCTGAATTTACGGGAGTTGAACCTGAGTTGGTTTCTTCTTTATAAAATAAAAAAGAGGGTGCTGACAACACCCTCCCTTCAAAGACAGAAAGAACCTCCCTGCCTAAGAGCGTGATCAAGACGCGGCCGCGTTTGTGGGAAAATATCACGCTCTCACCCACTATTGTAATGGAGGTTAGGGAGAATGACAATAGAAAATGCAAACACACGTTCCCTTTCTGACGAAGAAAAGAAAGAAATGCTTATGATCCTTCAAGCTGAACAGGCTGAAGGTATAGATAAATCAAAAGAGAACTATCGTAAAATTGCACAAGCTTGCATCTCTCAATGGGTTAGAGACTTTAAAGCAGGAAGCATCAAATTGTCTACTGTGGAAGATCTGAAGAAGCTCATAGAACTCGACATCGATCTTCAGAAGCATGACGATATTTGAAAACAAACTCAAACTTAATTCAGCAGCTCGGAGGTGGGTGATATGTAATGGCTAGACCGAGAAATCCTAAAAGAGATCAGGCATTCCAATTGTGGAAGGCAAGCAATGGAACCCGCTTACTGAAAGACATTGCTGAAGAATTAGAGTGTTCTCAATCCCTTATCCGCAAGTGGAAGAACCAAGACTCTTGGGATGAGAAATTGAATGGTAACGTTACTAAACCAAAAGAGAAAACCAATGGTAACGTTACTAAACGTCCTGGTGCTCCGAAAGGGAGTAAAAACGCCAGAGGTAATAAAGGAGGAAAAGCGCCGCCTGGTAACCAAAATGCTAAAGGCAATAGGGGTGGCGCAGCTCCTAAAGGCAACAAGAATTCATTCAAGACCGGTGAATATGAAACGATCATGTTTGAGTACATGGATGAAAAGGAGCAGAAGCTTTTTACTGAGATTGAGACTGATCCTCTGTACCAAATTGATCTATCAATACGATTGTTGAGCGTTCGTGAAACAAGAATGATGCGCTTGATCACTAAATACGAGAATGGATTGACTGATAAGCAGCGGACAGTCTTGCAGCAAATGCGGAAAATGAAAGATGTTGTTCAGGCTCCAGATAAAAATGGTCTGATTAAAGCTGTTCCGATAACTAATGAACGTCTAGCAGTGGTCCAGATCGAGGAGACAGACTCACCGCTGCTGGAGAAGATATTGAGCATAGAAGACGCTCTGACACGTGTGACCGCACAACGTGATAAAGCCATTAGGCAGAAAGTCGACATAATGAAAACAATGTCTGAATATGAATTGAGGCTTCGTGGCCTTGATCTTGCAAACCGAACGAGAGAAGCAGAGCTGGAGCGGATCACCGCACGTCCTGTTGATGATTCTGTACAAATAACAATTAAGCGGAAGAATAAAGGTGATGGCTGATGGTTCAAATGATGGAGAAGGAAGTCAATCCACACTTTGAAGATTTTCTCTTTGATTGGGATCAGAAGTTTCAATTCTTGGTGGGCGGTTACGGCTCCTCCAAAAGCTATCATATTGCCCTGAAGCTCATCTTAAAGTTGCTAGATGAAAAGAGAACAGCCCTTGTTATTCGTGAAGTCTATGACACGCACAGGGATTCTACGTTTTCTTTATTTGAAGAGATCGTGAATGATCTTGGACTCGATCATGTAATTCAGTGCCGGACATCACCGCTCATGCTTAAATTTCACAATGGCAGCCGGATCATCTTCAAAGGCTTGGACAAGCCTGCCAAGCTGAAGTCGATCAACAACATCTCGATCATATGGATTGAGGAATGTTCCGAGGTTAAGTATGAGGGATTCAAGGAGCTGCTTGGTCGTTTGCGCCATCCAACATTGCAGCTGCATATGATCCTATCGACGAACCCTGTCGGCCAGGATAATTGGACGTACAGACATTTCTTTAAGGATGATCAGAACAACCGCTTCATCCTGGATGATGAAAGGTTATACAAAGAGCGAACGATCTCCATCAACGATACGTACTATCACCACTCGACGGCAGAAGATAACCTATTTCTACCTGTGAGCTATATCAAGCAGCTGGATGAACTAAAAGAATACGATCCCGACCTTTATCGCATAGCCCGAAAAGGTCATTTTGGCATTAACGGAATTCGTGTTCTTCCTCAATTCGAGGTGCAGCCACATGAAGATGTCATGTTAGCAATCTCAAATATCAATCGTCCTTTGCTTAGAGCGGGCATGGACTTTGGTTTCGTAGAGTCTTATAACGCTTTGATTCGACTGGCCGTCGATCACGAGAAGAAATATCTATATATCTATTGGGAGTATTATCAAAAGGGCACAACCGATGATGAAACTGTACAAGAGCTCATCGAATTTACAAAAACAAAAGAGCTGATCAAAGCGGATGCAGCTGAACCGAAAACCATCGCATACTTCAGGAAGATGGGATACAACATGGTGGCGGCTCATAAGTTCCAAGGATCACGCTTGCAGTACACCAAGAAGATCAAGCGGTTTAAGAAAATCATTTGTTCCGACTCATGCAAAAACACGATCTATGAGCTTC